CCGAGGGCGCGACTACCGAGCGCGACCGAATCAGGGCGATTGAAGCCGTGGCTATGCCCGGACATGAGGCCCTGATTGCCGAGATGAAATTCGACGGCAAGACCACCGGACCGGAAGCGGCGGTCAGGATTCTAGCCGCCGAAAAAGAGAAGCGCGGGAAGGTACTGACCGACCTGAAGGCCGATGCGCCAAATCCCGTGCCGCACACGGACGCCCCGGTTTCGCCGGAAGGCTCGGCGGCACCCGCCGAAACCGTGGAGCAGGCCCGCAAAGCTGGCTTGGTGCGCTAGCAAGCTTATCCCAAAAGGAGAAAGAGAAGAACATGAGTCTGAACCTGCAACCGAAATTCAGTTCGGAAAGCTACACGCCGGATCAGCTTCACGCGGGCGACTTCCCGATTCGCACGCGGGACATCACGGTCTTGAGCGGCCAGAACCTCACGCGCGGGGCGCTGCTCGGCAAGATCACGGCCAGTGGCAAGTACGTCCTTAGCTTGGCCGGGGCTGCTGACGGCTCGCAAACGCCCGTAGCCATCCTTGCCGAGGATGTGGACGCGACCGCTGGCGACAAGGGCGGCATCGCCTACATCAGCGGCGACTTCAACGAGGACGCAATCACCTACGGCACAGGCCACACGGCGGACAGCGTGCGGGACGGCCTGCGTGATCTGAACATTTATCTCCACAAGCCGGTCAGCGCCTGACCCCGAGCACCCAAAGGACTGAGGAGGAAAAGACCCGATGGATACCTTCAGCACCGTATTTCTGAACGGCGTCGTGGACTCGCTGTTGCGCCCGCCGTCGTTCCTGCTCGATCTGTTTTTCCCGAGCGTGGTCAACTCCGAACAGGAAGAGATCAAGTTCGACGTAGAAGATGGCAAGCGGCGCATCGCGCCCTTCGTCCATCCGCTCAAGGAAGGCAAGGTAGTAGAGGGCCTGGGCTACAAGACCAAGACCTTCACCCCCGCCTACATCAAGGACAAGCGCGTCTTCGATCCGACGAAGGCGCTGAAGCGGCGTGCCGGTGAGCGCATCGGCGGCTCGCTGTCCAACATGGACCGCGCCCGCGCAAACGTGGCCATCGCCCTGGAGGATCAACTGGCCATGCTGACGCGGCGGCTGGAAGTCATGGCCGCCGAGGTGTTGCGTACCGGCAAGTCCACGATCACTGGCGACGGCTACGAGAGCGTGCTGGTGGACTTCGGTCGGGCCGCTGGCCACACGATCACGCTCGGCGTGGGCAGCAAGTGGGGCGACTCAGGCGTGGAGCCGCTCACGAACCTCGAAGATTGGGCGCTCACGGTCGCGAAGGCCAGCGGTGCAACGGTGACTGACGTCGTGTTCACGGTCGCGGCCTGGCGGAAATTCCGTGCCGACACGAACGCCAAGACGGCCATTGATCTCCAGATCGGCCAGACCGCCAACTTCCAAATCCCCGTGGCCAGCATCGAGGGGCTGGAGTTCAAGGGCATCATCAGCGGCAAGCGTCTGTGGGTGTACACCGGCTGGTACGTGGACCCGCTGACCGACACCGAAACCGAGATCATTCAGGACGGCTGGGTCATCCTGGTCGCTGCTAACGGGTTGCTGGGCACGCGGCACTACGGGGCGATCCGCGATGAGCAGGCCGGCTTCCAGGCGCGCGAGTTCTTCAGCAAGTCCTGGTTCGTCGAAGACCCGCCGGTGCGCTACCTGATGACGCAATCCGCGCCGCTTATTGTGCCCTACCGTCCGAACGCTTCGATGGCCGTGCAGGTCATCTGAGGCGAATCCGACAATTGAAGGAGGAGCACTGATGGCAGGAGAGAAGTTGTACCGAGCGAACTGGGTGCTGCAAGGGCACAAGGGCAAGACGGTGATGCCGAATGAAACCATCCGGCTGCGTCCGGAAGAAGCCGAGCCTTACCTGGGCGGCGTCTTGTCTCCGGTCGAAGACGAGGAGGGACAGGAAGCCGGAGGCAAGGACAAGAACCAAAGCAAGTAGCGAGGTGGGCGGGTGGCTTTCTTCGGTGACGCCGACTTGGACACGATGCTGGCCGATTGGGGGCACAACATCACCCTCGGCGGTGTCACCAGGCCGTGCCTGTTCGACGAACGCGACGAAATCGGCCTGGAGCAGGACGGCGGCGCGGGCCAGATCATGCACGTGGCCGTGGCCACGATCAAGTCGAGCGACTTCCCGAATGTGGCCAACGACGACGCCTGCATCGTGGACGGTGTGAGCTACACGGTCTGGCGGCGATTGCAGCAGGGCGACGGCGCGATCACGGAGCTTCTTTTGAGAAAGGCGTAGCGCGTGGCCGATTCCTACACGGAGCGGGTGCTTCAGGCGGTCGTGGCGGCCCTTGACGGCGCGAGCAAGCCAGCGGGCGTGACGGTGAACCGCTCGCGGCGGCAATCCATCGAGAAGTCACAGCTGCCCATGATCAGCGTGTATCCGATCCGCGAGGAAGTGGCCCGCGCGACTGACCACCGGCGCAGTCCGCTGGTCGAGCGCAAGCTGCGGGTGCAGGTGAAGTGCCGCGTTGTAGGCGAAGACTGGGACAACGACGCGCTGCGCAAGTGGGCCGTGCAGTCGCTTATGGCCGATCAGAGTCTGGGCGCGCTGGCGCTGGAGATCATCGAGGAGTCCACGGACTGGGACGCGGACGACGCGACCGACGCGGACTACAGCGTGGCCGCCGTGGACTTCGTCGTGCGCTACAGCACGAGCCGGTTCAATCTGGAGAACAAGTCGTGACGCTAACCGAAAAACTGCTGGCCGTTGCCGTGGGCATTCTCCTGCTGCTGGGCGCGGTCTTTGCGTACCTGTACGTCCAGCAAGTGAAGCTGACCGGAGAGGCCGAGGCCTACGGCAAGGCTAAAGACGAAGTGATCGCAGCGAAACAGAAACTGATTGACGAGACGCAGCGGCGCATCGAGCAGCGCGAGAAGCAGTGGCAGCGCGAACGAGCAGCATGGGAGCGGGAGAAGAGCGCAATCAGGACGCAGGCCCAAGCTTTGCGGGTCATTGAGAAGTACGTCCCGCAGACAGAAGGCGCCGTGGCCGAGATAAAGCGTGAAGACCTGAAGCCTGAAACCGCTGCGAGCCTGCCGGATGCGCCGAAGTACAGCGTCCTGCCAGAGCAGACGGCCGTCGAGATTGCGCGCGAAATCGTGCAGTGCCGCCAAGACCAGGCCGCTCTGGGCAAGTGCCAGCAGGACACCGCCGATCTGCGCACGCAGATGCAGGCGGCTGAGGAGAAAGCCAAGGCCGCACAGGAAAAGGCCGAACGCTGGGAGAAGGCCGCCAAGGGCGGCGGCAAGGTGAAGCGCTTTTTCAGCACCCTCGGCAAAGTGGGCCTGGGCATCGCCATTGGCGTGGCGGTGTCGCGGTAGGACAAATCTTTCGGAGGTAAGAGCATGCCTACACCGGACGCAGGAAATCTTTCGCTTGGAGCGGGCGAGGTTCTCTTTGACCGCTTCGACGCAAACGGCAACCCCACGGGCTACCGTCACCTGGGCAACGTCGAGTCGCTGGCCATCACTACCACTGTCGAAACCGTCCAGAAGAAGTCTTCGATGGACGGCGCGCGCGGCATCTACAAGGAGGCCGTGATCGGCAGCGAAGCCGAAGTTTCGATGGTGCTCAGCGAGTACGACCCGGAGAACCTGGCCCTGGCGCTGCTGGGTGACACGGCCACGTTCTCGCAGGCGTCGTCGAGCACGTCCACAGGCCGCCAGATCAACGGCGGCGCGGCGCTCAAGTTCGACCGCTGGTACTACCTGGGCTTCAAGCAGGCGACCGTCACTGCCGTGAAGCAGGGCACCGACTACGAGCTCAACACCGAGCTTGGCTTGATCAAGATCAAGTCGGGCGGCGTGTTCACCGAAGCGGTGACCACGTGGGACGGCAGCGCGGCGGCTGTCACGAGCACGCAAGTCCGCGGGCTCTCGGTCGGCAAGGTCGAAGGCAGGCTGAAGTACTTCAGCGCCGCGAACCAGGCCTCCGGCCCGCGCTGGGAAGTGGACATCCACAAGCTCACGCTCAACCCCGACGGCGAGTTGCAATTCATCTCCGAAGAGTTCGGCACGTTTACGCTGCGCGGCAAGGCGCAGAAGGACGCGGCAAAGCCTGCGGGTGAGCAGTTCTTCGTGGCGCGCAAATTATAGCGCGGGGGAGTCGGAATGGGGGGCGAGGGGCGCGGCGGCATCTCAGCCGCTCCCTGGGTTCCGCCTCAAGCTGCGGCGTTCCTTCCGGGACTGCCCTTGCGAGCAGGGGACACAGGTCGCGCCCTTTGCCAAT